CTGTGAAGCTCATTCCGAATACCGTATCCCCGTAGTCCCGCTCGAAGGGACGAGGGTAGACTTCAACAACATTGTCCCTTATGAGCAGACAAAGCCATTTGATTTGAAACCATTGAGATTTTCCTGTAGGTTGAGGAGACCACCTAATGCACAGCAACTTTCTTCATTGAAACGGCTCTTGTAAACTAAAACAAAAACAGATAGATAGGTTAGATTAGACTAGATAGCTTTTTTTTATGACCACTCTTCCTTCATAACATTCATAATCTGCAGGTAAACACCGTCGCCAATATCTTCCTTAACTTCATCTACAACTTCTTGTATCTTCTTCAACCCCTCTTTCTTCTTCTCCAATGCTTCAGCATTATTATCCACGCCATCTCCTTCGATATCTGAGTAATGCCCTGCAGCTGGTGGAGAATATTCGGGAGGTTCTCCTTCATCGAACACTTCAGATGAAATCTTTGGACCCCAATAAACGTCGTCTCCTCTAGCAAATAGATATTCCCTGAATGGTGGATTATCATCTTCCAAGTTAGGTATGAATACACACACACCTGTAAGGTATCGTGACCACAGAAGATGTTCCGCCATCTGTGTAGGCCCAATAACCCTCAACATTGATTCACTCAAGTTCAAGTCAAAGTATTGATTCAGCTGGGTGTAGTTGTATCCCAAAGAGTTTACCTTCGTCATGTAGCTGTTGATATCATAGATGTAATGTTGCAAGACATTCTTCAAATCAAGCCAGTGTAACTTTTGCTGTCTACCACTCGTGTGAAGGTATTCTCCAACAGTGCATACGTTTTCAGAGAATGAACCAATCATATCTTCAATTTCACCACCACTGATGACGTAGTGGTCAGGTAGTTCTTGAGACACCCACCAACGTGTGTCATTTTGATAAGGTATCTTTGAACAGATACACTCAAGGACATCAGCTGGGGTCTTCGGATCGTGAGGTCCATCATTTTCAGCTGTATCGCAATAGGCTCGTATCCACGCCCAGATAGTAGTATGCATTCTCTCATGAAAGCGAACTGCCATAGGAAACTTTCTCTTGTTTTTAATTATTAGACAATCATAAATCAAATTTATCTTTTAAAGAGGTTCATTTGTTTCGCATGATAAGTTTCAGTTGAGAGACAATCACCTTTAAACTCTGAGAGAGGATATTTGTTGATATCAACTGGATGATATCTGTATTTATTATCAATTAATCTCTTTTTTAATTTATTTTTCTCAGGGTCTCTCATAAATTTATACCCATTAGTACAAAAAACAAATTTATTATTATCTAATATTTGTGTAAAATATTTAATGATATCTTCATCCGTCCAATGTTGAATTACATCTTTTATAATTACTAAATCGTATCCTTTTGGTATATAATCTTCTCCAATTGATTTATGTAAAAAAGATATATTTTTCGCTTTAAACTTTTTCTTATTCGCATCAACAACACTTTTTACACAATCAACGCCATCATATTTACATTTACCAAAATTAATATATTGACTAAATACCCAATCACCACACCCTACATCACATATGTTTTTTATATCATTTTCACTTATTATAGATTCAACCATTTTAATATATTTAAGATTATTCCTAGAAAGCTTTGAACCAGTACCACTTCCATCTCCCCAAACATTTTTATCATATATTTCGGTGAAAGCTTTTTCCATTTAAAATAGGATAAAAAAAAAATATATCTATCAAACGTAATTATATGATAAAAAAGCTAACCTAATTTTTTTTGTCTTTCATGTAATGCAATTACTTAGTTGAGTCTGTTTCTTATTTATCTGGATTCAAGAACTTGATTACACCATTCTCATCCTCAATCCACTTCCACCCCCTCTTCTCCCACAGCTTCTTAAGTCTCTTTTCTTCAGTTTCGGAAAGGCCGGTCATGTGGACATTATTTATTTCTTTACATATTTCGTAGTATTCATGCATCTCCATCATCTTCGTGTTTACTTTCCACTGGCAATCGTATACCATGCGATCTGCAAGAAATGGGTTGCTCAGGGCGCACTGGCAGATCTTCGGCATGATAGCAGGCTTTTCGCAGGACATCCTTCGAGTAGTCTTCAGGGAAAGTATGTGAGTCTTTGAGTTTGTGAGATTTCAATGTTGTTTGGTTCTTTCTCTACGAAGAAAAATCAAATTTTTCATGGGAAACTTTCTCCTGTGAGATTCCCCCCTTTACTATAAATTTGAAAAATTGTTTGAACTACTCTCAAACAAAAACATTGAAATCTCGCAGACTCATATACTCGCTAAAGACTCTCTCTCTACATACTAACTCGCAAGTTTACAGGATGGCTCTCTACAATCGGGTCAAATTGGTACACTCAACACACGACTATGGGCCAGAGATTACTGTGGATAAGACAGTTTTCCACTGCTCACCGAACAACTACAAGAAGGTCTGGGAACTAGACGATGATAAGAAGGATGTCTTGAATGTCTACGATGAGTATAGATGCCTTGGACCGGCATATACTCTCTACAATCAGACATCTGAACCACACGTTCTCTCTCCTGAAGATTTCGAGGACATCGCATGGGCGGTCACATTCTTGGGGACTGACTCTTATGATGAGACGAAGAAGAAGGTATCCACAGAGTATGGTGTTGAGAAGGACAGTGGACTCATGTCAGGTACTCTTCGGGGATTCATTTCCAAGTATAGTGATGACCTTGAGTGGTATCACGGAGAAGACTTTGGAAGTTCTGTTTCCCGCATCACAGACAATGACTATGGTCACACGATGACATTTGTCCTCTATGACGATGCTGAAGGCACCGAAGGTGTATTGGGAAAGGTTCGCCCACAGTATCGGAAGGCGGGATCTGTTAGGAGGAGAAAGCTGAAGGAGAAGTGGTCTTACGAAGATCCATTGAACCGCATTCATGGATATGCCATCGTTCAAGACGTCACGAACAAGAAGTTGAAGGAAGAAGGGAAGAAGGTCCTTTCAATCTCAGCAATCTGCTCAACATACTACACGGACAGAAAGGGAATTGGAAAGTCCCTAATGAAGCTCATTGAGAACTATGCCGAGTCTGCGAAGTATACTGAGATAGTCCTTCAACTTGCAAATGAGTTTTCTGGAATGGGTCAAGAAGAAGAGGAATCTCCAGATGAAGAAGAATACAGCGAAGATGAAGATGAAGAAGAATACAGTGAAGGTGAAGAAGACTACTACTATCCTGATGATGGTGCATTATCAGTTATTTCTGGAGCACTTTGGAGAAAGTGTATGAGGAAAAACGAAAGAGGGGTTGACGAATACAATCTAGATCAAGAATACATTGAAGAATCTCTCGCAGCATACTTCAACTGCGAAACAAACTTTGAAGAAGATGAAGAATTCTGGGAGGGTACAGAAATGAAGGAAAGACCTGATGAACCAAATGAGTTTGAATATGGTGGGTTATGGTATAACAAAGGTAAGGTTTCGCAGAAGAGGTTGATGAAGTTCTATGAGATGCATGGGTTCAAGGAAGATGACAGTGTATTCTTTGAATGGTGTTGCTTTGACGAAGTCCCCTATCCAACTATGGTCAAGGAAGTCCATCAATACTAGTTAGCTTAAATAGAAAAGACAAAAACATAAATTTTTTTATATTTGTAACCTTATATTCTAAATATTATAAAATCCAATAATATCATTATAAGTATCCCTTGATTTAATGTTCCCCATAAGTTCTCTTTTTTCATTATTCACTATATCTCCATAAAGTATTTTAAATGTTCTTGTATGCTGTGGAATATCTAAACCGTGAATACCATCTAACATTTTCTTTACTTGACCACTTACAAAGAATATAGAATCAAATATTTCTATCTTCTTTGGTTCTAGATCATTTTTTCTACAACCACCGTGATCTGTAGTTACTAAAATAGACCAATCATTTTCTATTGCTATTCCTATAGTGTTTTTTAGTTTCTTATCAATATTTTCAATACATGAAATATAATCTTCTGATTGAATTGTGAAACCATATTTATGTCCTGTATGATCAACACTATTTAGATATAAATAAGTAAAATTATCATTAATATTATTTGATAAAAGATATCTTTCACATTTTTCTATCATTTTATAATCATTTTCTATAACTGAAATATTTTCTATATATTCTTTTGTTTTAGAGTTCTTAACTATATTTTTCATTCCAGGCCAACTACTAACTAAACTAATTGTATCAATACCATCACTATTTAATTTTGTAAAGATATCTTCTTTACATTGATATTTATCATCTTCGACGGTTTCATTACAATCTACATTTGTTTCTTGTTGTGATTTACCAGTCATTATTGATGCCCAACTAGGACCACTTATAGTATCACTTTCAACTATTGTCTCAAAATTAAAAACACCATCTTTTAATAACGTATCCAAGTTAGGTGTGTTTGAATATAAAAAAGCATCAGGTCTTAATCCATCTATACCTATCATAAGGAGTTTTTTAGGTTTTTCTCCTCTTAATAAGTAATTATAAAATGGATTTTCAGTTTTAGTCATTTTATTTAATGCTATCATTAACGGATTTGTATCTATGTAAAGACGACAATAATTACATTTATTATAATTATTAATATAACATCTTAATAGACAATTCCAACATACTGTTTGACCACAACAATTCAATCTTAATGTATAATTCCCTTTATCATAACAAATATTACATGTATCATTGTACAATCTAGTTTTAAAAAAAAAATCTTGATTAATTAGATCTTTATAAAATATATGTTTTAAAAGTAAAACACGAACTTTATCTGTGATATTATATATATTTTTTTTATTGTATTTTTTTGTTATCTTTAGTATTGAAAAAACATTTAGTAAACAGAAATAAACTAGTTCTTTTTCTTCTTTATTTTTTATATAAAAATCTTCAGCTATTTCACAATACCTATTCAAAAGAAATACAAAAAAATTGGGTTCCATTTTAATGTTTTTCTTGATAGAATTGTAAGGTATGTAATATCGTGAATATTCTGTTTCAATATTCTTTTTTAAAGTATTTCCATACTTCATTTTACTTTAGAATAATAAAATAAT